AACCCATCTACTTTAGGTGGAGATCCAATGGTAATACAAGCTTTATAAAATAAAAAGAAATGGCAACTAAATTTTCAGAATTTACAGCAGGTGCTACTACAGCAAACACGTTTATAGTAGGCTTTGACTCAAATTTAAATACAAATAATAAATACACTTTAGATCAGTTAAAAACTGGATTAAATATATCTAATATTTATACCGCTAATGGTAATATAGATATAGAAGATAGAATTATAAACGATAGGGCTGGATTTGCCAATGATAATGATGTTGGAAGAAAGTTTATAAAAATTAATGTTAGAAACTCCGGCGCGTTAATGGTTGCTGGTTATGCAAACAATGGAGATCCAGGAACTAGTAACAACTGCTTTAGATGGGGTCCAGGCACTGCAGCTGGTGGAATGAATGTTAGAGGTAACTTAGCTTTAGATAGCAGCGGTGGTGCAGCTATAAATTTAACCGGTAGTTCAGGTCAATTTTTTACAATAACGCAAAGTGGTACTGCGATAAACACTAACGTATCTATTGGTTCCGCTTCTTTTGCTTCAGAAAAGTTAGAGGTCAATGGTAATACTAAAATAACTGGACAAGTATATAACAGTAGTATACCAGTTGCTTCAGGAAGTGGAACTACTACTATAACTCCTGATTGGAATAGCGGTAATATACAGGAGTGTACACTAACTGCTTCTACAGCTCACACATTAGCTAATGCAACAAATTTAAAGCCAGGAGCTACTTACATACTAATAGTAAAACAAGCAGCTGGTGGATCAGGTACTATAAGTAGTTATGGTACTCAATATGAGTTTCCAGATGCTACAGCTCCTACACTAACTACTGACGGTAATAAAGCAGATGTTTTTACTCTAATAGCAGCAAACGCAAATACATTGCTTTGTACATCTGTGTTAAAATTTACAATAAACTAAACATAATATATGTTTCCTTTCCCTTTTAGTTTTCTTGCGACTACAGCTAGTGGTTTAGCAGATATAGATAATTTGTATTCTATGGAGTTTGATGGAGTAAATGATTATTTTGATTTAGGAACAGATAGCAGTTTAGATATTTTCGGAGGTGATTTTAGTGTTTCTTTATGGTTTAATCATTCTAATACAGGCAACATAGGTGGTAAACCCTTTTTAGAAATAGCAGCGTTTACTAATAAAATGGCAATGACTTTAGGTTTTACTACTAATACTGGTGTAGGGTTTGCAGTAGGAAGCACTTGGAATTTCAACGCTGGCAGCGGTTACAATGATGGAAATTGGCATCATATGGTAGCAACCAGAACAGGAACAACTTATAAAATTTATGTAGACAATATTGAACTATCATTTTCAACTGGTAGTTTTGGTTATAATACTTCGGAACCAAAAAATAGAATAGGTTCTGGGAAATTTGGGGAAACATATTATAATGGCAAACTTGACGAGGTAGCAATATTCGATTACGTGTTAGATTCAGATCAAATAGAAGAAATTTACGACGCGACTACCACTGGTAAAACAGCAGATTTAAATTCAATGGCAACTCCTCCTGTTGCTTGGTATAGAATGGGAGATTAAAAAAATTATATGGCAACTAAATGGATATCACCAACGTGGCGAATGCCTGAGAATAGCAATCAGAGTAAATTTGACAACTATAATTTAGATTTTGATGGAAGTTCAGAATATATAGATTTAGGTACTGATTTATTTACAGGTGCTATTCCTCAAATCACAGTTAGTTTATGGGCTAAAGTTTCAAGTACAAACCCAACTGGTGGTGTTGTTTTAATAGGTAAAGATGCTGTTACAAATGGAGATAGAAATTTTATGATTCAAATAGTTGGCACTACATTATTTTTTCAAACAAGTACAAACGGAACAAATTTAATCTCTCAAACATTTGACACTACTGGTTATAATTTTCTAGACCAACAATGGCATCATTTTGCTTTTGTATACAAATCTGGTTCTGCTGGTTCTGCTGAAAAAAGCATTTACATTGATGGTGTACAAAGGGTAACAGATACATCTTCACTTTCTGATTTAAGCAATACAAGTACAGTCGCAATTAATATAGGAAGAAGGAATACAAGTTTTAGGTATTTTTCAGGTTCAATAAACAACGTTTCAATCTTTGATTATGCGCTTTCTGAAACTCAAGTAAAATATTTATTTAACAATAATGCTGGTGGATCTACACCTAATCCACAAAATCCAATGGCTATACCAGGTAATTCACCTATAGCTTATTATGATTTAGGTGGGTCAAGTACTGGGGACGCTGCTGCATCATCACCAAACACTTTAACTGTACCAAACTCTTCAGTGCAAAGTGCAACTGTTTTTAATTTTGTTTCAGCGGACGGGGATAGAATAAATGTTGGACCTAGTGGTCCTGTGGGAACTGGCCCTATAAATAGTATTAACGGCGCAATAACTATTAGTATTTGGGTAAAAACAACCTCAACTTCTGGAAATGAATACCCTATAATGAGAGATTTTACAGGTTCAGATTGGAGATTCAGACGAAGAAGTGATACCAATAGAATACACCTTGCTTTTTCAAACACTTCAAATGACACGCTTAATGTAGAGTTAACTGGCACTAACGACCCTCAAGGTAATCCTTATATTTCAATAGTAGATGGTAAATGGCACCATTTAGTAGGAATCTACAATGGTACAAATACAGCTGAACTTTATATAGATAGTGTATTACAAGGGACTAACACTATAGCTAATTTTGGAACACTTAGCACAACAGCTAGAACAGTTATAGGTGGTTATAATAATAGTAATGGTAACCCATTAACAGGAGCTGGTTCTTGGAATGGTGATTTATCAAATGCTCAAATATGGAACACAAATCTTTCTTCAGCAGAAGTTATAACTCTTTACAACAACGGCAAACCTTATTTAGGTACACAACCACAAGCTAATAACCTAAAAGGCTGGTGGAAAATGAATATTGATACAAGTAATTGGGATGGTAGTAATTGGGAAATAGGTGAAGCTCAAGCTAATTACTCTACTGCTTTAAGTTTTAGTGGTGCGTCACAATATATAGACACTCCATCAATAAATTTAGGTACAGAAAACACTATTTCGTTTTGGGCTAAAAGAACTGGTGTTGATTTTGATGGCGCTGTTTTAGGTAGTCCAAATGTCAATTCAAACTTTTATACAATATTTATAACTAGTGTTGAAAACCTTTTATATAGAATTGGTTCCTCACCTGTACCTACATTTAACAATGCTGATATAGTTTCAACATTAAGATCTAATGAATGGTTTCATTGCGCTTTAGTTAGAAACAACAGTGGTGCAGATATATTGTGCTACATAAATGGAGATTTAAAACAAACTTTAACTGGAATAGCAAATTCTTCAAATGATACAATAGTTGAAAATATAGGCGCAAGAAGTATCAATGATTTTGAAATAACAGGTAATTTATCTAACATAGCTCTTTTTAATACTGCATTAGATGCTTCTGCTGTATCTACTATTTATAACAATGGTACACCTGAAACAAGTATATCAAGTTCACCTACAGCTTGGTGGAAGCTAGATAATACTACTATAACAGATTCAAGTGGTAATGGAAATACCGGTACAAATAATGGAGCAACACAAGTTTCATCTTCAGTATCTACACTAAACGGTATTAGCTCAGGCATGACTACAGCAAATTTAGTTAACTCTGACTTAGAAAGAAGTATTCCATATAGTAGTTATAGTATGTATCTTAGTGCTACTAATGATTGGATACAAACAAGTGGACCTAATCTTACAAGTGCTTTTAGTTTTTCTTGTTGGATTAAAACTTCTTCAGCTTTAACTGAACATGTTTGGTGTGGGTTTGATAGTTCTAGCGCAAAAACATTCTTAAGATTAACTGGTGGAACTGGAACTGTTGCTAATATTAGAGCTAAGTTTTTTCTAGCTGGCGGTGGGGCTGTAAATTTACAAAACGACGGTACTTCAGTTACATATAACGACGGCAACTGGCATCACATAGCTTTTTTTACAGATGGTTTAACTACTACTAATGGGGCTAAATTATATTTTGACGGTCAGCTTTTAGGTCAAGCAACTCTGACTTCTGCAGGTATTCATTCAACTACTAAAAATATAATTGGAAGTAATAGTGACTCTGGTGCTACTAGCGGAAACTATAATGGTTATTTATCAAACATGGCTTTTTTTGATAAAGTTTTAACAGAAGATCAAATATTAAGTATCTACAATGGTGGTGTTCCAAACGATATTTCTAGTTTGTCTCCAGTTAGTTGGTGGAGTTTTTCAGGTGATAGTTACTATGATGGTTCTAAATGGATAACGCCAGATTTAGGTAGTGCTACAAACAATGGAGAAGGAAATAATGTGCCCACAACAGCTTTAGTAGGCGACGGTCCAGGCTCTACAGCAAATGGAGTAGCTACAAGTATGGACATACCAAGCAATTTACAAGGTAATGCACCTAACTCATCTAAAAATGCTTTTTCAGTAAATATGAATGCAGCTGATAGAGTTGAGGATGTAGCACCAACCCCGTAAATAAAATATTAAACAAGTAAATATATAAATAACAATAATTAAAACAATGGCAACAACTTATGCAGTAATAAACTTAACTGACACTAACGCGATACTATTTAGTCAAGTTAATCAAAGTTCTGCTCAGACAATGAGAAGAAATTTAGCAAATACTCAAGGTTTACTGTCTTACCAAGTTGAACCTAGTTTTATTACTAATGGTTCACTAGTCCCAGTAGAAACTTTGAACCATGAACAAGCTTTAGCTTTAATGGCAACTCCAGAATGGTCGCCACCAGAGCCTGAGTAAATAACAATTAAATTAAATTAAATGGAAAATAAAATAACAGAAAAACAATTAAATAAAATTAAAGATCAGCAATCAAAGTTAAATGAAATAATAAATGAAATAGGTGTTTTAGAAACTACAAAGCACAGTCATTTACATCACATAGCAGAGATTAATAAAGATATTGAAGAGTTTAAAAACGAACTTGAAAAAGAGTACGGTGCTATAAATATAAACTTAGAAGACGGTACTTATACAGATATAAAAAAGGACGAGTTACAAGAAGAAAATGTCTAGTATAATTAGAAAAATTAGTATAGGTTCTGATTATAAAAACGATGCAATGCATTATTCTATTGGTCAAGAAGTATATGGTGGTCATACTATATGCAATATATTAAATAATGAAAAGAGTGGAGAATATTCTATTTATATAAAAAAGAATAACGAAGTTTTACCTTGGAAAAGATTTAATAGTCAAATGGCAATAGCAGTAGAATATGATCTTAAGTATTAATGAAAAGCTTATACCAGTTCTTAGTAAAGCCATACTTTGACAGATACGATAATACTAGATATATAGATGGCAAAGAATTAATTATAAATACTAGTATTGAAGATCACCAATTTGTAAGTAAAAAAGCTACTGTTGTTTCTACTCCAGCTGCTTTTGATACAGACATAAAATGTGGTGATATAGTTTATGTTCATCATAATATTTTTAGAAGATATTATGATATGAAGGGTAGAGAGAAAAACTCATCTACTTTTTTTAAAGATGAACTACATTTCTGCAGCTTAGATCAAATCTATATGTATAATCTAAAACCACATTTAGATTATTGTTTTGTAAAACCTATTTTAAATAAATCAAATCTAAGTGTAGATAAAGAGAAAGAGCACTTTGGTATACTAAAATATACTAATAAGTCCTTAGAAGCTGTAGGATTAAAACCTGGAGCACTTGTTATATTTACACCTAACTCAGAGTTTGAATTTATTGTGGAAGGCGAACGCCTTTATTGTATGAAATCTAATGATATAGCAGTAACTCATGAACACGAAGGAAACGAAGAAGAAAATAATCCAAGCTGGGCAAAAAGCAGTTGAAGAGTTAATTAAAGTAGCAAAAGAAAAAATTGTAGATTCAGATGATGATGTATCAGCTGATAGATTAAAAAATGCAGCTGCTACTAAAAAGCTAGCTATATTTGATGCTTTTGAAATACTAACAAGGATACAGCAAGAAGAAGAGATGTTAAGTGAAAAACCTAAAAATAAAAAAGAAGAAAGATCTTTTAGGGGTTTTGCAGAAGGGCGTAGCAAATGAGTTACGAACAAAACTTAGTACAAGAAATAAAAGACTATATAAATCCTAAAATACTTAAAAAAGAAAATAGGTATAAAAGATGGAAGTATGGTTATAACTCTGATTATGATTTTATAGTAATTAGTAAAACTGGACAAATTGGACAGATCATTGAAATTCAAAATCTCAGGATTGCTTTACCAGCAGTCGATAAACCGTTTAAACGAAGCGAAAAACAAAAGGAACAATATTGGGAAAAACAAGAATACCCAAAAGAATTAGCTAGAATAAAAAGTAGATTTGATTGGGATGAGTATCCTAATGACTTTAAAGAAAAATGGTACGATTATATAGATGAAGAATTTAAACGTAGATCAGATGGTTACTGGTTTTATAATGACGGTATGCCTACTTACATCACTGGTACTCATTACATGTATTTGCAATGGTCAAAGATCGACATCGGAGCTCCAGATTATAGAGAAGCAAATAGAATCTTTTTCATATTCTGGCAAGCCTGTAAGGCTGATGACAGATGCTATGGAATGTGTTATCTTAAAAACAGACGGAGTGGTTTCTCCTTTATGTCATCGGCAGAGCTTGTTAATCAAGCCACAATATCTTCAGATGCTAGATTCGGTATCTTATCAAAATCTGGAGCAGACGCTAAAAAAATGTTCACAGATAAAGTTGTACCAATATCCGTTAACTATCCGTTTTTCTTTAAACCAATCCAAGATGGTATGGATCGTCCAAAAACCGAGCTCGCATATAGGGTGCCGGCTTCGAAGCTTACTCGAAGAAAACTCGAGTCCAATGAGAAGCTTAGAGAACTGCAAGGACTAGACACTACTATTGATTGGAAAAATACAGGAGATAACTCTTACGACGGTGAAAAATTAAAATTATTAGCACACGACGAATCAGGAAAATGGGAACGACCAGACAATATATTAAACAACTGGAGAGTTACAAAAACTACATTAAGACTAGGCCGAAGAATAGTAGGCAAGTGTATGATGGGCTCAACTTCAAACGCATTAGATAAAGGTGGAGACAA